GTTCTCGCTGCTTCTCAAGGATGCCGTCAAGCTGCCATCCCTGCTCGCGCTCTTCCTGCGTCCGATCTGCTGCGGCCTTTCGCAGTTCATCGTATATCGGGATCTGCTCTCGGAGGGCCTTGATCTGTGCTTCAAGGATGGCCGGCTGCGTCGCGCCGACCATCGCAGCCGCGCCGAACTCGTCGCCTGTGCCGCCGATGCCCTGCTGGATTAGAGCGTCGCGAATGGCCTGAGCTTCTCGAAGCTGCCCCTCAAGCTCCGCGAGCCGCCGCCGTGCGCGGTCTCCGGGATCTCCGAGAGCGCGCTCGGCGGCCTCGTCGTTGTATTTCTTGATTGCATCGGTGAGCGACTCGATCTCGGATTTCGTCGCCTTCGCCGCATCGCGCGCGGCGTACATCTGATAGGCCACGCCACCGATAGCCAGCGCCGCACCAGCGACTGCGCCGAACATGCCGAACATGCCCAGCATCTGCGAACCCTGCTGGACAAACGCCGTCACGGCAGATCCGCCGGCTGCAACCTGAGATGCAAAGTCGCCGATCTGATAGCCTGCCTGCTGAGCGACCGCGCCGAAGTTCCGGCCCGATGTCGCTGCTGCCGCGGTGGCCGCGCCGAGCCCCGCCGTGGCCGTCGCGGCGGCCATGTATCTCTGCTGCGCGAGGCTGATGATCTGCGCGCCGCGCTCATGCGAGATGCGGCCGCGCTCCATCGCGGCATTGACGCGGTCCACGATCTGCTCATAGCGCAGCTGCGAGGCGAAGCCCTTGTCGAGCGATGCCTGGAGGCGATCCATGCTGGACGAAGACGAGACCAGCGAGCGGGTCATCTTCTCCTGAGACTGCTCGACCCGGCCGCTGCTCGCGGAGATCTCGGTGTTTGCCCTGTCGATCTCCTGTGCGCCGCGCGTGTATTCGCTCGCGTCGAGGCCAGCGCGAAGGATCGACTCTTTCGGCGCGTTGATCATTTCCGTCCCTCAATCTCGCCGCGCACGGCGAAGAACTCGCGATCCACTCGCATGATCAGTGCCGCCTCGTCAGGCCGCATCTCCGCGCCGGTCAGCCTCGACCATGCGTCGAGATCAGCCCAGGACAGCGGCTCGGCACCGTTGAAGCCGACGCGGCGACCCTGGTGCAGGTCGAGCCACGTTGACCATAGGTGCTCGCCCCACGCGGGCAGTGGTGGCCCGTCTAGGCCCGCAGGGCGGCGTCCTAGCTGCCGCGCGACGCTCTCCAGGTGGTCGCGCTTGCGACCGCCCTTGCGCGGCAAGTCTAGGTCGAAACGGTGACGCGCGAAGGCGATCAGCTCGCCGTCGCGCTCAACCAGTTTCCCAGATCGCCTATATGCTCCTCGACCTGTCGGCGCACCCAAGCGAAGGTCGGATCGCTCATCAGTTCGCGCTTCGCCGCTTCGTCGCACTCGACGTCGAGCGGATCGCCGGCCAGCGAGTACAGCCGCCAGCCGGTGATGAGCGCCACCAGCATCCCGACCTGTTCGGCCTCGATGTCATCGGCGGTCAGCTTCGCCGCGCGACGGTCGAGGCGCGCGATGGCGGATGCGCGACGCTGCGCGCCAGCCTCGCGGCTGTCGAGCGACAGGCAGTCGATGTAGGCGGGATCGCCGTCGCGCGACAGCAGCGGCGGACGACCGGCGACGGGGATCGAGAGATAGCAGCGCGTCGGCTTGTCCACCGACGCGCCGAGACCGGCAAAACGCGACATGCTCAGGCCGCCGTGTCGTGGATGCGAATGGTGGTCGTGTCGCGGCCCGCCGCGCTGCCGGTGTAGCGCAGCGCTTGGAACGGCAGCGAGATCGTCTGACCGTTCGCGCCACTCAACGGCATGTCCGCGCCGCCGAGCTTGACGCGCGGGAGGTAGATGCAGATGGCATCGGCGTTCGCCGCCGAGCCGCTATCGACGCGCACGATCAGCTGAAGCTCGCTCTCATTGAGGAAGGCGTTGAAGAGGGCGAAATCTTCCACGAACGCCGACACCGTGCCGGTGACGTTCGCGCGGCCGAGGAAGATCTCGGGCGCGATGTTTTGATTGATGACCGCTTGCATCTCGGCTTCGAGATCGAGCGCGATGTCGATGCCGGTGACGATGCCGAGCGGCGACGAGCCCGCGTCCGGCGACAGGATCAGACCGTTGGCCGAGGCGCATGCCGAGGACGTCGTCGCGGCGGTCGGCGCGGTGAAGTAGGGCGCGCTGCCCGCCGAGAGCGAGACCGCGTTGCGCCCCATGAACGGGATCTCCACAGTCGAGAGGCCGGTGGCCGGGAGCGACAGCGAATAGCCGGACACGCGGCATTCCGTGAAGAGGCGCGACAGATCCAAGTCCTCGCGATACTCCTCGATGCCGAACTTGCGCGCCGTGAAGCCGCTGGCAGGGACGATGGTGGTCTTGCCGGGACGCGACACGGTGAAGCTGGTGTCGGCCACCGCGTCAGTGGTCGGCGCGGGGCTGACGGTGACGGTGCGGTTCGACGTTCCGCCGAAGCTGCGGATCACGAAATTGCGGTCGTTGTTCGCCGTCGCGGCGAGCGTGCCGAAGCGGATGATATCGCCGACGCGCAACCCCGAGGTCACCGGGTCGCCAGCAGTGAAGACGAAGGCCGAGGTTGAGTTGTCGCTGGTGACGCTGGTGAATTGCGTATTCGACAGCGACAGCGACGACACCGCTGAGTCGCGGTGCGCGGCGACGAGAAGCTCAAACTGCGTACCCGGCGACAGCTCGCCCGAGATCGAGCCCTCGACGCGCCGCAGCCCGTGGCGGAAATCGGTGATCTGCCGGTCGGTGCGGATCTCCTCGGACTGGTAGGAATCCTTGACCAGGTTCAGCGACGACGAGACCCGCCGCAGCACCTGACCGCCAGACGTGCCGGGGTCGGTCGCGGTATCCGGCTCGCTGTTGGCCGTGATCGACCCGCTGCTGTAAGCCTTGTAGACGATGCGCGACTGCACGCCTTCGGAAATTGGCATCTCGGGTCTCCTTACCCTTGGAACCTGTATTGAAACGGGATCGACGCGCCGCGACTATACCACGCGCCGTTCGAGCGTGTTGTGTCGTCGATGCCGACGATAGGTCCGACAAAAGTCAGATTGCCCGCGCGCCGCGCGCGGAGCGCCACGACGGCGGCATCGAGGAGATCGAGGGTGACGTCCTCGCCGATGCCGACCTCAGAGAACACGCGCACCGCGACCGCGCCGAACCAGAGCCGCTCGTTGGCAAGCGACCCGCCGCCGAACGCGCGCATCTCCTCGCGACTGAACTCGGCGTGCAGGTGCAGCCAGTGCTGCACCTCGCCCGGGGTCGGCGTGTCGGGGTGGTCGTTCTGATGCCAGATGACGCGATAGGTCTCGCCGTGCGGCCAGCGCGCGTCCCAGACTGCTTTGATCTCGGTGCGGATGGTTGTCCTGAGGCTCATGCCCGGTACTCATACGTCCAGGGCATCATCGTGCCGCGCACGAACCACGCGCCGTCCTCGGTCGCGCTGTCAAAGATCTCGGTCGAGCCCTCGATGAACGACAGCCCGGCCTCGCGGCGCGAGCGGTAGACACCGACCGCGTCATCGAGAAGGTCGAGCGCGGCGTCGTCGCCATAGCCTGTCTCCGCGATGACACGGATCTCGACCGTCCCGCGCCACTCGCGGTCAGATGCCTCGCGACCGCCGGCATAGGCGCGAATGTCCTCGCCGTCGAAGTCGATCATCACATGCACCCACGCACGCGCCTCGCCGGGCTCTGGGACGCTCTCGTTGTCGTTCTGCTGCCAGAGTACCCGGTAACTGGTTCCATGCGGCCAGCGGGCATCCCAGGCGGTCCTGATGGCATCGCGGATGACGCGCAGCGTGCCGGGAGGCGCGATAAGCTGGATGCGCGGCGGAATGCCGCCGATGGCGATGGCCGCAGCGGCGACCTCGATGGCCTTGCCCGCCGCGAGTGTCGGAGACGCGGCGGTGAGCGTGATGGTGGCGGCAGGGACCGCGATGGACTTGCCCGCCGCCAGCTGCGGCGCAAGCGCCGCGAGAACCTGAGCCGAGGCGACCGGGACGGCGATGGATTTGCCCGCGCTGATCGACGGCGCTTCGCCACCGAGGAGGATGGTGGCGGTCGGCGGCGCGATGCTGGCCCCTGTTGACGCCTGGATCGTCGGTGGCGCGGCAGAGAGCGTGATGGTGGCCGAGGGTGCCGCGACGGACTTACCCGCTGCCAGCGACGGAGAAAACGCGG